ACGCCGTCCTTAAAGTTCTTCCAATAGCGTGAGCCAGGGATGATTGTGATTGGTTCTTTCATGCGTTCACCTCTTTAAACCCTGACATAGCGACCTCGTATGTCTTGCCGTCGTAGACCATGTGGTCGCCAACAGACGTTGACCTATGACCTCTGCCGTCCTCGTCTAGTGGCTTGAGTACGATCACGTTCGGATTGAAGTCGTCGTTGTCTTTGGGGTTTTCCTTACGTGACCACGAGCCAGACACGTTGTTCGTCCATCTCCATGCGTATTCAAGCACGTCGTCGACGTTCAAGATGTTGTTTGGCACTCTCACCGAGGCAACTGTGATGGGGTCAAGCCCATGCAGTTCCTCGAAATACTTGTGTATGACTGTTACAATTTTCATGCGTATGCCCTCCTTTCGTGGCAATAGGTTACGTACGCGTCTTGTACGATTATGTTGTTGTTTCGACGTGCTTGTCGTCTAGCTTGCGTTTTTACCCACGAGGAATTGCCTTTGTTGTTGGCTTTGTAAAACCTCCGAGTGGTTCGGTATTCGTTGGCGTAACGTAGCCAATGTGTTCGAATGTGTGCTATCATGCGTCCTCCTATGATGCAGTTGAGTTGTAACGAGCAAGCATGTCTTCGGCTTGTCGTCGTGTTGTACAGACCTCAATGGTCTGCCCCGAACGAGTGTGGACTATCGCCCACCCTCGCTTGTGTGATCGGATTTCGTAGTTGTCCCACATGCCTAGTTCCTCCAAGGCATGAGTACACACTCACCAACGATCACGAGCCCGTCTACTGTGCGTGTGATTTCTCCACATCCTACGAGCCAGTTGATGACGACCCATGTCACGAGCATAGACATGAACATGGCTACGACCATGCCTCCGAGTATCTCAATGTGTCGTGGTGTTGTCGTCTTGACTTTCGGTGCGTAGATCGTGTTCTCGAAGTTCTTGAGCATTTCGTCGATCTCGTTGTCGCGTTGTTGTTGTCTTGTACGCATACGTACCTCCATAAAAATTGATGACAAAAAAAGCCCACGCACCATAAGGTGCGTGAGCCACATACGCTCGCCTACTTCTTGGCGATACCTTTCGCTACGAGGTTGAGGAACGCCATCTGCACGTCTGCGTCCATCTGCCCGACTATGTTCGCCATAGCCTCGACCATGCCGTTGCCTTCGGCAGGCACAGGTGCGACAGCTTTCGCCACGACTTTCGCCTTTGGCGTAGCCTTCGCCTTGGCTTTCGCCGTAGCCTTCGGCTTTGCAGGTGTCTGCATAGCCACGAGGGTTGAGATCCTCGCTCCGAAGTCCAACGTGTACGCAGTCACACGAGCGACGTCGTTGTCCTCCATGGCTTTAGCCATGTTCGCCCACGCCTTTTTGTGAGGCGCACGTACCTTCGCTCTTTCGAGGGCAACTGCCCTTGTCTTCGCGTTCAACCATGCGTGTGCCGTCTCTTTGATGTTCCAGTTTGCCATGTGTGGCTCCTTCATGTGCATGAGGTGAAACCCTCGCTGACGCTCATGCCTGACGCACAGCAAGGGGAAAAATCGAAAATCGAAATCTCACCCTTTAGGAGTTCCTTCGGAATGTGTATGTGTATGTGTGCGCGGGACGACGAATTTTCTGATCGTCTGCTAACCTATTGAAAAGATTGATTTTGGGTCTGAAAGACCCATTGTTTGCGAGCGAACGAACACATGCGTAGAAATACTACACACACACGAGGCAAAAACTCCCTTATCGAGGGTGCTGAAACCCCTTATTTTGTGGGGTTTGAGCCGTTTCTTCGCCCAAACGTGCCACAGACGTCCCTATATACACATAGGGGGGGCGATACCCCCTTTCGGCTTTCGCGCGTGTGTCAAGTCACCTCCCCACCCCCAGGAGTAAGCGGAGCAAAAAATGAAAACGTCTGGTATTGAACTGAAAGGGACTACAAAGAGGTGTCTAACGTGCGATAAAGAGTTCTATGTAAAGCCAAGTCACGTTAATCGGGCGCAGTTTTGCTCATTAACTTGTAGAAAAAACGACAAAGAAGTGAGAAATATGAAAACAGCCATCAAAAACATAGATAAAGTCCAACTAACCCCTGCATTGTCTGCACAAATACGGGGACAAATAGCCAACTTCGTCAACAACCAGATAGTTGTAGCCAATGATGTAGTAATGAATGGCAAAGAATGGACACCAACCCAAGCTCGTGTCTTTGGTATGCTCCTAAACAAGGTAGTACCAGACCTAAATGCCTCATTCCACCAACATGAACACGATATAAAGAACATAACAGAGATGACACGGCAAGAACTGGAGGCAATAGCCTCTGGTGCAAAGACAATAGAAGCGGAGATAGTAGAAGATGCTAATTAAAAACAGACAAAAAGACGCCATACCCTCAGAACTAAACCTCAACGACTTTGCTCACGCCATGAAACAGATGGATCTCAGCACAGTCTCCCCCGAAAAAAAGAAGAAAGCTATATTCGATCACTTCATGTCTGTCATGGCAGGAAGTGTACGCGATCCCGAAACAAAATTCGAAATACTTATGAGCCAGAGACTAAGACGTAAGAATGTCTAAGCCATCAGCGCAAGAAGTTGCCAAATATCTCCTCAAGCTACGCGACGCTTCCGAAAACTTCGAAGGCTTCGTCAGACTTATATACCCTGACTGGGAACTTGCAGACTTCCAACTCGAACTCATTGATGCTCTCGACAAACTTGAACGTGGCACACTCAACTGCAACAACCTCCTCATCACTATGCCCCCTCGTCACGCCAAATCTACCTTCGGCACAGTTCTCTTCCCCTCCTACTTCATGGCTAAGAGCCCTCAACGCTATGTAATGTCATGCTCATACAACTCGCAACTCGCTACAGACTTTGGTCGCCAGATAAGATCAGTAGTAGAAGACCCAGTTATCCCCCAAGCCTTCCCAGAATTTCACCTCTCTATGGACAGTCGAGCCGCCGATGTCTGGCGCACAGAAGAAGGCGGTGCATATTTCGCAGTCGGTATAGGCGGAACCACATCAGGTAGACCAGCCAATCTCCTCATAGTAGATGACCCCATCAAAGCCAGAGAAGACGCCGAATCCATGACCCAACGCAACAAAACATGGAACTATTACACCTCTGCCCTAGCCACTCGTCTCCAACCCGAAGTCGACGGAACAAAGCCAAAGCAAATCATAATCCTAACTCGCTGGCATCCCGACGACCTAGCAGGACGTCTGCAAGACACAGATGACTGGAGTGAGGGACGCTGGAAACACATCAACTTCTCCGCTATAAAGGAAGTCAAGTCAGGCAAACTCAGACGAAACCACCTTCCCGAAACCGATCCACGCTACCTCCCTGCCGCCGAACTCAATAAAATCTCACCACCAAAACGTCTCGTAGACGAACATGAAGAAGCTCCCCTATGGCCTGAACGCTTCCCTCTTGAAGATTTGAAACGCCGCCAACGCCTCAACCCACGCGAGTTTGCATCCCTCTATCAACAGCAACCTTACATAGAAGGCGGTAACATAATCAAAACAGAATGGTGGCAGAAGTATCCGTCCGACCTAAGACCCAATACATTCCAATCCCTCATCATCGCTGTCGACACAGCTTTCAAGAAAACAGAGACAGCCGACTACTCTGTAGCCGTCACTGCTGGCATGGATAGAAACGGCGACATCTACCTAATAGACGTAATGCGTGGCAAGTACGACTTCCCCGAACTCAAGCAACGCCTAGTACAACTCAACAATAAATGGCGAGGCAAAGGTCTCCGCGCTATGTACATAGAAGACAAAGCCTCTGGTCAATCCCTAATCCAAGAACTCAAACGTGAAAGTGGCATGGCTGTAATCCCCTACAAAGTCGTCAACGATAAGGTCGCCCGTGTCAATGCTATCCTCCCCATCATAGAAGGTGGAAGAGTATACATCCCCGAACTATCAAATTGGCTCGACACCTTTATAGACGAGTGCGTAACATTTCCAGGTGGCAACCATGACGACCAAGTCGACGCCATGACAATGGCAGTCGACATTCTATCCCGAACATCCGTATCCCCAGAAGCGTGGAACCTCCATTCCGACCCAACACAATCTCTAAACTATAAGGACATACCAGCCCTCGGAAAATCCCTAAAGACCCGTGTCAGTTCAGCCATACCAAAATGGACAGGCTGGGGAACATAAGGGACGACCAACAACCCCAACAAAAGGTAAAGTCAGACTATGAGTGAAAGTGGCCCTAAAACCCGTACAACAATTAAATCAGGTTCAAACTACAAAACAGACCATGTAGCTGGATCGCAGGAAGGCGTGGTCGTTGACCTATCCCAATTTGCTGAAAAGCTAATTGCCTATGAAGATATATCTCATCTTCTCAACGACGAACAGGAACGCCGAATAGTCGACTACGTAAAATCTATGGTCGATATGTCTTACAACAAAATAAGAAAACGCTATGACCACTGGAAGGAAGCTGACCGCGCTCACGACGTCTACGTTAAACCAGACGCAACAGACTTCAGAGAAAAAGCAGTAATTGCTGACACCCGTGCCATAGCAGACACAGTCCTAACATATCTGATGGCGGCTCTCTCAGGACGTAATCCAATGTTCCAACTTGAAGGTCTGAACCGAAAGTCCAGACAATCATCACTCATCTTGGAACGTGTCCTGCACCAGCAAATGCGAAGGACTGCGGGCGAGGCTCGTCTCGCACAACTCCTACTTGATAGCATTAGGTACGGCTTCGCCCCCACCAAACTAATCTGGGACGCTAAATCAAACCAGAACCAAATAGTAAACTTCGACCCACGCAGATGCTTCCCAGACCCACGAGTAAACTGGGGTGATTGGGACAATATGCAGTACATAGTCTTTGCCGACTATTCTTCATTCAACAGCCTTCTCTACTGTGGGCTCTACCCCAAACTCAGAATGAACCCCGAACTACGTCACAAGGTATCCCCCCCACGGAACGCATGGAACGCCCATCACTGGCACAAGGAAGAGGGGCGTGGTCTCTCTATTGATCCCGCACAACCCAATCAACGAGAACGAATGGATCACGCCTATTTCACCCTTGGCGACGCAAGAGTAGTTGACGAAGCATGGGTACGCCTATCAGGTCACGAAATTAATATACCTTCAATCGACCAAATCTTTCTCGTCATAACAATCCTAGACGAGAACGTCGTTATCCGAATGCAACTTAATCCATACGGACAGCAGTTCCCAACAGTCATTGGTGGGCTCTACCAAGACAGCCACAAGACTTACGGGCAATCACTCTACGACCTCATTCTTCCAATGCACGACATCGCAACCTACCTCATGCGATCCCGTATAGACAACATATCCGCCGCCCTCAACAACCTTATATTCGTAGACCCAACTCAAGTCTCCGTTCCTGACCTCATAGACAGAAACCCTTGGGGCGTAGTCCGTACACTCCCTGGCACAAAACCAGGAGACGGCGTCTTCATAGCGCAGATCCCAGACGTAACGAAGGGACACATGCAGGACATTGCCGCCATGTCCGAACTAAAACAAAGAGTATCATCAGCCTCAGACGCACAACAGGGTATGCCCACATCAGACGGCGTTCGAACTGCCACAGAGATACAACGCCTCACTCAACTCGGATCTCAACGTCTGGGCGTATTAGCCCGTGTCATGTCAGCCACCACCATCCGACCTATGGTACGGATGATGGTTGCCAATATACAAGACAGTTTAGCAATGGAAGGCTCAATTAAAGTTGATGGTCAGAATATGCCCAACCAATTAACGGGCTTAGTAGAGGACGGCTACCTCGATTACGACGTATCTAAAGACCTACAGGGCGACATAGACTACCTTGTCATAGACGGAACACTCCCTCTCGAACCCACACGAAACGCCGAAGCATGGATGAACATGCTTCAAATCATGGCGCAAACGGGTCTCAACATGGAATACAACGCAGGGCAAATAGCCGAGGAAGCCATCAGAGCTATGGGTATAAGTGATCTTGACCGCTTTCGTATATCAAAACAGCAGATGCAACAGGAAGGGCCATCTCCCTCCCAGCAAATGCAACTCATGGAAAAGATGCGTGGAGCGTCTGTCCAACCCAATGAGAACATTCAAAAAGAAGTAAGCAAGGGAAACTTAGTGCCACTTAATCAAGCGAGGGGAAATGAGCGATAAAAAAGAAATATTAGGATCTCTAGTAGACGGAAAGGTCGTTGACTTCGTAACCGAGGTAGAACGCATACAGCAACTAGAACTAGATGCCCGTCACAAAGAACAAAAGAGCGACGTAAGCCAAGTCAAAGACATGATTAAAGAACTTGAAATCCGTGTCGCCGAACTTGAGGGCGCACAAAATTCAGTCAATCTGGACGACAAGTATGCCCTTACTAAGGCAAAATTGGTCAGGTTAATGAAAGAAATGGGGTACTACGACTAATGGCAGAAACGCAACCCACATCAGAACAGATACGATTTCGCTCATCTAAGACAGGCGAACATAATCTCGACACTTATATGGAGAGTATCGAGAAAGGAACACGCTCCCTCTACGATCTTATAGGCGACCTTTTTGACGATAGTGGTGTCTTTCGTGTAGCCAACTTCGAGTTTCGTTTCGATGCCTCGACAGACAAGCTCCAAGTAAGAGTAGGTAACTTCTCAAACAGTACCTCTGGTTGGTCAGACCTCACAACCTTCTTCAGCATAGAAGGAACATTCTCTAGCTCAACATCCTACAACAACTTCGATATAGTCACCCTATCCACCAAGGACGTATACATAGTCCACGGCTTATCATCAGCCGCAACATTCGCAGACGAAGCGGCATTCATCTCCTCATCCAACACAGAGAAAATAGTAGACGTATCAGAAGCAAAGAACTGGGCGATCAAAACAGACGGACAAGTCTCCTCAACAGACTACTCATCAAAGGCATGGGCAATCGGTGGCACGGGCGTAACAGACACAGCCTCTAAAGGCGCGGCAAAAGAGTGGGCAACAAAGACGTCGGGGACAGTCGACGGATCAAGTTACAGCGCGAAACATTGGGCAACAACAGGCAACGTCGCCACAGTATCGTCTGGCATATCCAACATCAACACAGTCGCGGGAGCAATAGCCAACGTCAACACAGTAGCAGGGGTTTCTACATCCGTAGGATTACTCGGCACAAGTGATGCAGTTGCCGATATGAATTTATTAGCGACATCAGGCAATATTACATCCATGTCGAACCTCGGAACGTCCACTAACGTAACAAACATGGCTAATTTAAATGCTTCTGGCGTCATTACCAACATTGCAAACCTCAATGCCAGTGGTGTTATTACGAACATGGCGAACCTAAATGCGAGTGGAGTTATAGCGAATATTGGTACTACGGCTGGAATAAGTAGTGAAATTGCAACTGTAGCTGGGATAAGTTCGGCAGTTTCGAATGTTTCTGGGATCTCGTCTGCAATATCCACAGTCAACACTAACATTGCAAAAGTACAAGCCACTGCAAATGATCTATTGGAAGCGACATCTGAAATAGATACAGTAGCAAATTCGATTGCAAACGTGGATACAGTCGGCGCGGCAATTTCAAACATCAACACAGTAGCGACACACATCAGTGGCGTTAATAGTTTTGCAGACCGATATCGTATTGCTTCGTCTGCACCGACGTCTTCACTAGATGTAGGAGATCTATATTTTGACACG